GCTCCATAAGTAAGTTATTCGCCTGCTGTTGTGTCATTGATCTGATTTCCTTTCTGCTCCTCGGGCCAGAAATATTTCATAGATAAATGCAAAAGCGCATACGGCTCATGCTGCTGAATCCGACGCACCATTTTCAAGATTTTGTTCGTTCTGCGCTCCATTCCTGCGCCAATAATCCCGCCGAGGATTGCCCCTGTGAGTAAAGCGATGTAAAACGTAGTGTTCATCTCTCTTTCAGCTCTTTGAGCACTAACGGAAACATAAGTTTGATTAACGCCTCCTGCGTTCTTTAATTTCATCCCAAAAATCCAAACAGTCTCGCCATCCATCCATCATAAAAAACCAGAATACAAACACTATCAAAAGCATCGGTATAAAAAGACATAGTGCAAAAATTACAAGTGCTGACATATTTACCTTCTTAAACAATCAGTTTGATAATCTCAACCAGCATAGAGGCGACTTGCGGCAGAACTTCCACTTCTGTTTCGCTGGCCGCCTCTTTTGATGCCCGCTCTACAAACGCGAGCAGCGCGTCGGTTAGGCGATTGATTTTTTCAGTATCCATCTCTTTCACCTCCTGTTCCGCCAGTTATAAATGAATTGGCCGTATCCTTATCAGAAGCCCTTTCCGCAATTGCAAAATAGATCATTTGCTGCCGCTGGTCTCGTCCGGCGGCTCTTTTTCTACAGCTATGCCAAGTACCGCGTTTAACCGCATCGTTGTCGTTCGCAATGCGTCAATCTGTTCTTTTGCCTGTTGAAGCAAATTCATGATTTCTTCATTGTCGAATTTTACATTCATTATCATCTCTTTCACCTCCTCACTTCTCATCTCTCTGCCCGCCCGAGCAGGTAGTCAGTGCACCTCCTATGTGCTATACTGCGAAAAGAAAGGAGGTGTTTAAAATGGAAAATTCAATGTTTCCCCGAAATTGTACGGAAGCCCTTGCCATGTTATATGTACAAAACATGAGTTCCAATGGCGCAACTCCCGAAGCAATGTGTCAATTATATTGGGATGCTTATTTTCGTATAAGCAATTCTTTCGAATCTGCTTATGAAAATGCCAAGGCTAAATACAGCAAATAACCTTTGCCACTTGCACCATTACCTGCGTTAAATCACAAATAAATGGCACAGGCAAATCCGATTCATGTGAACGCTCGGAGAGTAGTTGCAGCTGCTTTTCGAGCGTTTCTCTTATCTGTTGATTATCCATCTCTTTCACCTCTTCTTTCCGTCCGGTTTATGGGACATATAATGTGTTATTCTGTTGGTGCTGGGATTTCCAAAATTTTGCAGATGCTTGCAACTATTCCCGGCGTGGAAATTTCACCTCGCAAAATGCGCTGAAGGTATCCACCGTCAAAATATTTTCCAGTGTCTTGTGAGACTTCAGTGATTAGCCATTCTTGCGTTTGGTTAATATCCACAAGTCGCTTTTTGATTTCTTTGCCGAAATCACAAACTTTTGCCATTCAGTAAAACGCCTCCTTTCTTCGCTTGACAATTACTTGGAATAGTAATATAGTAAAGATGTCATCCAATGCTAAATTACTTTTCTCGGTAACCTCTGTGCTTAGTATATTACTTTGTTTGGTAAAAATCAAGCAAGTTTTTACTTTTCGCGGTAATTTAGCGTTTTAAACAAAAGGAGCGCCTAGTTATGAGCGAATTGTACAATCTTATAGAAAGTCTCTGCAAAGAAAAGGGAACAAATATTACGGCCATGTGCAAAGCAGCAAAGATTAGCCGTGCCCCTTTAACAGAATTAAAAATGGGGCGTTCAAAAACTCTATCTTCTGCCACGCTCTCCAAAATTGCCGCCTACTTCGGTGTCTCCGTCGACTATCTTTTAGGCAACAAAGAAAAGCCCGCCCCGGAGAGCCGGAACGGGCTTAGTATCAAAGAGCAGAAAGATATAGCGCGAAAATTGGAAAAGATGATGGATGAGCTTGAAGAAAGCGGCGATCTGATGTTTGACGGCGATCCTGCGAGCGAAGAGGCAAAAGAGAGCATCCGCAATGCTCTTGCAATGGGCCTTGAATATGCCCGTAAGGTGAACCGCGAAAAGTATAATCCGTATAAGAATAAAAAGAAAAAAGACTGAGTGTGCAGGAGGAGGATGGCACATGCAGATGTTGAATCGCGCCCGTGCTGTCATTCGTAAGTACGGTGATAATAACCCAAAAAACATCTTAGAATCGCAGGGCGTGAAACTTTTCTTTTTACCGATGATCGGTATTCGGGGTATCTATAAAAGAATAGAAGGCAACACGATCGTGTTTGTCGATTCCAACCTTGACGAGCGCACCAGGACTTTTGTGCTTGCCCACGAGCTGGGGCACCATCTTTTACATAAGGGCACGAACCGCATTTTTCTTGACCGCTGTACCTTGCTCAAGACGTCACGCTACGAAGATGAAGCCGACCTGTTTGCTACGTGTCTTTTAGCCCCTTGGCCGGATGATGTTCTGTTTGAAGGCGAAACAATGGACGACCTTGCAACACGCATTGGCGTCCGCCGCGAGGTCGCAGAGATGTATCTGAACGAAGTGCGCAGGCAATAAAAAATACCACAGAATAGTAAAAACCACAACATATAGTATGAAGCGAATTGGAACGGTACAAATGGGAAAAAACACCAGTTGATTTATCGACGCGGCGGGCATGGTGGTGATGCAAACGACCGCCCCCGCGCGGGGGGGAGGGAGGGGGGGGGCGGGGGGGGGGGGTCGATTTCATTTAGGGGTATAACCATGAAAGAGTTAAAAAAGCATCTCTCTTTGCATGAACAAGTGGAAAAATTAACCCAGCGTGGGCTTTTAATTTCGGAAAGAGAAAAAGTTGAAAGTGCCCTTTTCAATATTAACTACTACAGACTGTCCGGCTATTTGCATGATTTTAAACAGCCAAAAAGTGATTCGTATATTGATAATCTCTCTTGGGATATCCTCAAGAGCATTTATGACTTCGATCGAAAGTTTACGCGTATATTGATGTATGCGCTGGAGGATGTTGAAGAAACATTAAAGACACGATTGTCGTATACGATTACAAGTCAATTCCCCGGAGACCCTCTTATTTACCTAAAACCGACAATTTATAAAGCTTATGAACCGTACATTAGATTTCTTGAACACTTTTATAAATCTGTTGAAAATAATAAAGCGTTGCCTTTTGTAAAACACCACATAGATAATTATGATGGATTTTTGCCAATGTGGGTGGCGGTTGATTTGTTCACGATGGGAAATCTTCACGCGGTTTACGATAATCTGGGAACAAAATACAAAAAAGATATTGCTCGTTCGTATAACACGGGACCGGTACAATTAGCAAGCTGGATAGAAAACCTTACTTTCACTAGAAATCACTTGGCTCACTATATGCGTATCTATAATTTTAATTATGGCCGAACTCCAGCGCATTGCAAACACCACCCTCTCGCATGTACTCCTACGGGGATGGTATTTGACCAGATTTGTGTAATGTCTTTTATGTACTCAGACGCAGCAGAGTGGAATGGCTATGTTCTTCTCGAACTGGAACGAATTTTGGATGCATACTCGGATTGCGTTTCGCTCTCCTGTATTGGTTTCCCTGAAAGCTGGAAAGAAATTTTATCAAAATAAAAAACGCCCCGGTGCTACCAACACCGAAGCGTTTATATAGAACAGCTTACCCAATGGGCAATCCGTCCGACAATGTGATTGTACCACCTTTGGGCAGGCTTTGTAAAGTGCGCCCGGAGGTGTTTTTATGTTATGTAAAAAATGCGGCAAAGAAATTCCCAATGAAAGTATGTTCTGCAATTGGTGCGGAAAGAAACAAACCATGCAGCAAAAGAAAGGAAAACAGCGCGGCAACGGTTCTGGCACAGTGTACCAGCTCCCTAATAAAAAGTGGAGAGCTGAAGTGCGTGTCATGGCCAATGGCGCCAATATACGGCGCACAAAAGATGGGTTTCTCCGAAAAAAAGACGCTCTGGACTATTTGCCCATTTTGAAAAACGGGAAATACACTGTCTCGGAAAAGTCGCCTATTCTGCGCGACCTTTATAACCTTTGGAAAGAAACAAAAAAATATAAAGGAATGTCGGAAGACAAAAAATCTCATTATCTCACTGCATGGGGCCGCCTCGAGGAGTTACAGCACCGGGATATTCAAACGCTTACATTCCTCGAAATGCAAGAAATTGTTGACGGCGCACCGGGTGCATATTACCCAAAGCGTGATATTAAAACGCTTTTATCCCATATGTACAAAATTGCAGAAAGAGAAGAAATACTTCCTCCAAACAAAAACTTAGCTCAATATATCGAATTGCCTCAAACGCCCAAATCCAAACGCGACGCATTTACATCAGAGGAGGTAGCAAAGATATGGAAAGACTACGAAAACGGAAATAATTTTGCGGGATACGCTTTGGCAATGATCTATACCAGCATGCGGACAGGCGAGTTATTTGCACAACGGGTAAAAGACATTTTCCTCGATAAAAAATACATGATTGGGGGAATTAAAACGGAGGCGGGTATAAATCGAGTGATTCCATTGGCTGATTGCATCATTCCCGTAATAAAAAAGCAAATCAGCCTATCCAAAAAAGGCGGAATCATCGACATGCGGATAGAAGATTTTTACGAAATGTGGGCTGAGTTCATACAGCGCACAGGGATACGCCCCTTGGATGCATATTGCTGCCGTCATACAACCGCGACCGCCCTTGCCGAAAAAAAAGTAGCCCCCAGATCCTGGAAGCCGTT